ACTATCTTTGCCATTATCTTCTACCATCTGGTTGTATGTCTAACCTAAATCCACCTAACTTCCAATTCTGAGAAGCTGCGGTATTTGCTATCTTTAATGATATCGCTCTGGCTCTAGCTCTGGTATCTACTTTAGTTGTTGATGAACTAATTGTAAAAGGCCCAAGTGCAGAACTTGCCTGCGAATCATTAGAGTAGTTTCTTAATTGTAATGTAATCTGTGTGTTACCAGTTTGAGATACAAAGTCTGGTATGAATCTTCTTATCTTTGCAAAGAACTCACCATCACCACCTTGACTAATATCAAAGTCTCCAGACTCTATATTAGAAGTTATTGCAGTTGTAGCTGATGATGTAACTTGATCTGTTCCGGTTTCATGCTCGTAATATATTGTGCAACCATCTGTGTTGCCAACCACGTCGTAAGAGTCATTAGAGTCAGCATCATAATCTGTTGCGTGTGGTTTACCAAACACGGCAGAATCTTGCCATGTTGTTCTATCTAATGTGCTCGTAGTCCATACAGGTCTTTGAGGTGTAGACTCAACATAATTATAAGTTACACATCTGTCTACCACTGTCGATCCCGTAGAACAATAAAACCAATTAATCTCACCAAACAAATTATTTAATCCAGAGTTGATAAGTTGATTGGCCGTAGTATTTAAATTATTATAAACAAAATCTTCTACTAAACATGGTAGTGATTGTAAGGCACCAGCATATTTAAAGAAACCATTTTCTGAAAACCAATAGGCAGCACCATCTACTTCTACTGCAGCGTTCTGTCCAATCAGTCCACAGTTTGTTCCTACTTGTGCAAAACCAAATGTAAATGGAGGACCAATAAATCTTTGTGTAAATAAAGCTGTATCAGTCCAAACATAGATTGCGTCACGACCTCTAACAGCTCCCATAATTCTAGAACCATCTGCAAGTCTCTGTGTACCAGCAGTGTTGGTAGCTGTAGGTGTGTAAGTATTAATATCTTCTTGGTTAGAGAATCTTATGAACATTTGATCTTGTGTTGTTGGATCACCAATTGTTGTTTCAGTTCCAAAAAATACCAAGTGTCTGTCTGGTGTGGACACAATCATATCTCTTGATGATGTTGGCGCGCCAGAAATAATTGTAGCTCTTGTTGCAGCGGCATTTGATAAGTCTGCATTCCATTCAAAAACTTGTGCATTATGTATAAGTGCAATAACTTTGTTACCAAAGTTATCAATAGACCAAAGGCCTGGATCAATTGTTAAGTCACCAGAAGCTGCCTCACCCCATGCAACATAGTCTGATGAATTTGTTACTGTCGCTCCATCAGAGTGTGCAGATCTTGTAGAGTTTCTAACAGCTCTTGTAATTCCTGTTAAATCATTTCCAGACACACCTGTATAAGATATTTCTTCATTACCAACTTGTATAAAATTTGTTCCTGACGTTGGAAAGTTAGCTGTGCTAGTTAAAGTAATAGATGTCCCTGATCCGCCTGTTCCTGCTGTGTCATCTAAAAGTGCACCATTCAAAGTAGTTGTAACAGCTCCTACTGCTTCACCACCCCAAGAGCCTAATCCATAACCAAGTCCAGGTAGTTGTTCAGCAGGTCCAACAGGATAATAAGACTGAACTCTTATACCTCCAGATGTTGTAGCACCTGATCCAGTTTCCGCCGATGGCATTGTAATTGTTATTGTTGCGTTAGTTGGTGTTGAAGTTACCATAAATTTTTTATCATCAAAATCTGAAGCTGTAAAATTCGAGTTTGTAATTGTAGTAAAATTATCTAATAAAATTATGTCTCCAGGTGATAAACCATGACCAGAAGAAAATGTTATCGTTACAGATGTAGATCCATTTGTTGTGGTAAAAGCGTTTGTTAAAGTTGTTGTAGATTCTATAGGATGAATATCATAAAATATACCTCCTGAGTATGCATACAAAATTCTGTTTGTTCCAATAATTGAATATTTAACACCGCTACTATTTACAATGTGGTGCATAGATCGAGCAGCACCAGTAAGTTTGTTAGTTCCTAACTGCTCCCAACCACCTATCTTTTCAGGCGTGCCATATCTAAATCTAACATTATCACCATCAACCCATTGTCCTTCTGCCTGAGTATCTGTGATCTGTTTATTGAAGCCTGGTAAAAATTGTACTTTTTGTAATGCCATACAATTTAAAATATATTAGAAAATTAGGTATATCAACTGTTATTTGTTAGGGGAGATATATTAAAAAGTATACAATGTCTGTTCTTACCACATTTATTATAGCCTAATCTATGTTTTAAATTAGATTTAAATAGAACCATTCTTCCCTTTTGAACATGCTCATAAAACATTGAGGAATTTCTAGGGTTTTGTATTCTAAGAGGCAGATTAAATGGATTTGGTTCTTCATCATATAAAAATGAAATGTAGTTATCTTCGTCATCCTCACCATCTAAAAAATAAATACCCGTTAAAAAAGAACCTCTGTGAGTATAGAAATCTGAACTCGAATTATTTGGTCTACAGATAGCAAAACTAGATTCTATTTTATGTTTAGCGTCAAAACCAAAATATTTATCAATTGATTCTTGCACCCATTTGTTAAGTTCTTTTTTAATAATTTTACCTGATGGTATTTTTTGAAGAACATCTGACGATTTACTAACCATAGTTTTAAATATGGGTTCATCGTATCCTCTTTGATATTCTAGTTTTTTTATTTCGTTTATAATTTTAGAATGATTTAGATCCATGTATTTCACTACATAAAAACCTATTTCAAACATGTTTTTACAATACGAACTCATTTACTAAGACAATACCATCCAGTTGTAATTATTTTTTCTTCGTGAAGAGAAGGGACACCTCTATGCCTGTGTGTAAATTCCGCAGGCCAAATTAAAGTCATACCTTTTACAGGCTTGAATTTAATCTTTTGAAAATAAAACTCTGTTTCTCCTCCCTCTTTTTTTAAAGTGTTTAAATAAGTCATAAATACTAAAGTTCTCATTCCAGTAAAAACATTCCTATAATGTGCTATCTCTCTTTCAGAGTGCCACGCGTAAAAACCCTCTCCTTTTTTATAATGTTGAATATTAAAACCCTCAGTGGAACTTATTAGTTCCGCTGTTATAAAATACTTTTTTACATATAAATCTACAAAAACATTAAGTTCTTTGTAATATTTTTGAATAGATTTATTTAAACAGGTATTAAATACATTCACATCAGTTGATTTTTTACCTTTACCACTAGGGTTTATATTAACACCTTCGTGTTTGTATTCAGTGTTTTTCTTGTAATACTCAATTAATTTATCACACAAAGTTTTATCTTGTAGTTCATAGGCTTGTATAAAAGTTTCCATTATTTAGATATCCCTAATGTTTTTCTACCATCAAATAAATTTGTTCTACCAAACGGACCATTTTCATCGTTGTAGTGTAAAAATATTTGAATACAAGACTGTTGTTTAAATTTATCTCTCCAATGATGTAAGTCCATACCTCTATATATTAAAAGATCACCCGGTTTTAAAATAACCTTGGACTTTTTCTTTTTACCTTTTTTAGGTTGCACATAAATAGGCCAACTTTCTCCTCCAGATATATTTAAAGTTGCAGATATTTCACAAGAAGGACGATCCGTGTGTTTTTTTAATATAGCTCCTTTTTTATAAATTCTCATGTAACTATAAGTTGGTATAAGATGTAAACCTGTTTCTTCACTCATAGGCTTACTTAAATAATATAATAAACTGTCTCCTAGCATATCTCCATAATTATGAAAATAACTACTAGACTGTGAATCGTTACCTACGTGTCCCATGCAATCAGGTAAATATTGTTTAAGATCAACTCTTAAATGATGAATAGCAGAAAATTTTAAGTTGTAATAAACGTGAGCAAAATCACACCAATCTTTTTTAAGTGCGTTTCTTACAACCACATATTTATTTTTTTTAAAACTCATTTAAAATTTTCTCCGGTAACCCAGCCAACTAAAGAATATCTTTCGCCTTTTGTAACTTTGCCAACTTGATGTTCCATAAAACTAGGAAAAACTATAACAGAACCTTGATTTCTTAATGTTGGTCTTGCAAAGTCACCTTCATAAATAATTAAGTCGCCTCCTTTATATTTTTTAGGATCAGATAATTGAACAGACATTGAAAGTTTTCTTACTAAGCCACTATATGTTCGATCTACGTGTTTTTCATAGTGACCTCCAGGAGCTTTGTAATGAGTTAATTGTAAAGACTCTCCAAAACCATACAAATTAAATTTAAAAAATTTATCATTTAGCTGCGTGCAAACACTAGTTAACCTTTGATATATCCAATAATTATTTGAAGTGCCTGGTATCCAATTTATAGAACTTTTTCTAACTTTGTTTGAAATTTTAGAAGTAGATCCATAACCTATTTCACCTATTTGTTTAATGTATTTTTCTGAAAGGTCTATAATTTTTCTACACTCATCTTTTGTAAAAACATCATCCATCCATGCAAATGGCTCTACTTCGTCTTTTTTAAAAGGCCATGCAGATCCAACGACACTTGTTATATTTTTATTATCTTTCATATTTTAGTTGTTTAATATAATCCAATGTTAAAAGCAACACTAATTCTTCGCTTATTAGATCTATTTATTTCCACGTAATGAACTAGAGAAGAAGGAAACATTACAAAAAGATTATTTTTAGGCACTATTGTATAGTTAGTGTAAGCTATTGGATCATCTAGTAAATTAAATAAATCGAATTGGCCCATAGATGAAAAACCTTTTTCATTTAAAAAAATTAAATTACCTGAATTTTTTGGCACTTCTAAATACCACACGCATGCAAAATGATTTTTGGGATCCATATGAGTGTGTGGTTTGTTATAATCATTATTATTGTTTTCATTTATCCATAGAGAGGTCACATACCATTTTATGGGTTTTCTAAACTTTAAAGTTTTTAAATAGTTATTAATTGGTTTTTCAAAATACTTATCAAACGTGGGGCTTGAATATGATTTAGTTTGATAACCACCAATATTTGAAACATTATTTAAAATATTTTTTTCTTTACACCTTTTTAAAATATTTAATAGTTCTTTTTTAACCACTTTATTATTAAAAATAGTTTTATATAGAGTGGTTTTAAATATATCTGTATTCACTTAAATTTTTATATTAAAAGTATTTAAATTCTACACTGTCTCCCAAGCATTAGTTGTAGTATTCCATGTAGAAGTTAAATCACCATCTTCATCAAAAGCTTCCCATCTTTGTAAATCTTCGTTCCAAGAATGAGTTATACCAATTGAATTATCATTTAAAACATCAGGATACCCAACAGGACACTCCCATATCAAAGTTGTTGTATTTAGAGTCCAACTTGGAAAAGGTTGTTTTGCAGAAAAACCATCATGCTCAGGCCAATACAAAGCACCTGCACCACCATAGTTTTTTCTAAAAGCTTTTGATTGATCTTCAGCTAATAAATACGCACCTTCTCTCCACTCATAATATTTATTTGCTTTAGTATTGTAAGATGTTTTTTTATAACTATCTCCTGTTCTTTCACTTAATGCTGTCTCATTGTCTTCATCTCTACCATAGTAACATCCAATAACATCGTAAGAACCGTCTGCGTTTTGAATTTTAGATATTTTACAAAAATGAGCCATATTTTTTACGCAAATGTTACCGTTTCACTAGATGAAGATGTTGCTGTCACACTATAAATATTAAAACCTGGAACAGCAGTTATAGTTGATGAAGTTACTCCTGAACTAAAAGTTCCTGTTATAGCATCTGGAACTTTAATTACTACAAGACCAGAACCTCCAGCGCCACCACCAGGTCTAGCCGCATTGGTTCCTGATGGACCTTGTCCGCCTGCTCCTGCACCACTTCCTGTGTTTACTGTTCCTGGGCCTCCGGCAGTACCTGAAGGTGGATTACCTTGTGGGGTTCCAGATCCTCCGCCCCCTGCTCCGCCAGATCGGCCGCCACCGTTTCCTCCGTTTCGGCCTCCGCCTCCGCCACCGCCTGCACGTGTGACAGCTGACCCTGTAATGCTTGAAGGTAAACCATCTCCACCGACTTGAACGCCTGCATCTTTAGCTCCGCCGCCACCGCCACCAGTTTGATTTGCTGGACCACCTGGACCTGGAAGGCTTGGTCCCCCTGGTTGCCCTTGATTAGATGTGCCTGCTCCTATTCCTGGTGCACCTGCAAAATAATTTGCTCCTCCGCCTGATCCACCATCTTTTGGATTAGGTGGAGCGTAATTGTTATTTCCACCAAAAGTAGATGTGATATTTGCAAAAACTGAATTTTCTTGTTTAGGTCCAAAAGTTGTGTCTCCTGAAGAACCTCCTCCTCCAGCTCCAACTGTAACTGTGTACGCTGTTCCAGCTTCTAATGTAATTGCTGATTCAGCAGAAGTATTACCTCCAGAATTTTCACCAGGATTTGAATTTCTATATCCTCCTGCTCCGCCTCCAGCGCCATCAACACCGCCTCCAGCGCCTCCAGCGATTACTAAAAATAAAGCGTCAAATTGTTTTGCACCTCCACCAGAACCAAATCCTAAAACTTGAAAACCAAAAGATTTAGCTCTTGGTTTAAGATTATTCTTTTTTTCTCTAGGGCTTTGTCCTGTTAAATCATTTCTTAATTTATCCATTTACTACTCCTATTATGCGTCGTTAGCAGCATCAGTAGTGAAGAATAATTTGATTCCTAGTAGTTTTGCATCAGCTGTTAACGTATCTTCAGAAACATCTCTAAATATTTGAAAGAAAACGTATTCATCTGTACTTGGTGAGCCTGCTATTGTTATTGCTCCACTTTCTGCCGTTACTGCTAAATCGTTTGCTGTACCACTCATGGCTTTTGCTGTTGGGGCAACTGCCGTGCCAAAAGCTGTATTTAAATCTCCGTTATCTGCTAATGCAACACCTTGTAAAGCAAAAGATGTAGTACCAGTATTTGTTGAGTTTGCTGTAAAGAAAGCTTGAAAAGTTACTGTGCCTTCATTCCATGATTTAGGAAAAGCAACAGCAAATTGTGCAAACTCATCTGAGTCTTTGTCAAAATCTAAAGTTTTTAGTTCTGGTCCATTTGATAATTCTGTTTGTGCTAAATCTGCGCATCCATTTGTTGAGTTTGGATACATCGCAACTGCAGGAACCCAAATAGTTTCTTTACCTGCAATTTTAACTGCAGATGATCCTGATTTAAGAACTCCTGTTCCTTTAGGATTTAAATTTAAATCAACATTTGTTTCACCTGATGAAGAAATAACTGGACCATTTCCAGTTGAAGCATTTGCTAATGTAATTTCATTAACAGCTGAACCTGTTGCTGTTAAAAGAGCTAATTCATTTCCGTTAGTATCTAAAATAGAAGTTCCTATTTTAGGAGACGTTAATGTTTTGTTTGTTAAAGTTTGTGTTCCAGTTGTAGTAACATCACCAGCTGGTAAAGTATAAATGTCTGGATTAGTTCCATCGTTTGCAGTTGCGAATACAACAGCATCGCCTTTGTTAGTTCCTGCGAAAGTAAATGAATCACCAGAACCTGTAGCATATTTAAATTGTACTGTCGGAGTACCTGATCCGTTAGTAGTTGAATTTCTTAAATAATAAAAAGTTTGAACATCATTTGGTATTGTTACAACTTGGTTTCCTGTAATAGAACCTGTAAACTCAATCATTCTATGAGATAGAACTGCACCAGTTGCTCCATCAGATACAGATAAAGCTGTAGTCTGTGCACCACCTGCTATTGATTGAGTAGTAAATCCTCCAACTATTTGTTCAAAAATACTTAAATTTGTATTTGTTTTAGTTCCCCACGTTCCAGCGTTTTCGCCAGTAGCCTGAAGTTCTATTCCGAGTGGTGTATATGTTGAAGCCATATTTTATCTCCTATTATGCAGCGTCAGTATAACTTGTATTTGATCCTGTTGCAACATTTGTATACGAAGAATTTGAACCTGTGTCAACATCAGAATATGCTTGAATTCCAAAACCTGAAGCTGTTCCAAAAGCAGCTACAGAAGCTGTTGCAGCTTGCCCTGTTAACACAGGAGACACATCACTTCTCGTTGAAATAGACCCTATACTGAATGTAGCTGATACTCCAGTAACACCCATTACGTCTGCAGGTGATAAAGATCCTACAGAAGAAGTTGCTGATTGACCTGTTAAATCTATAATAGGATTTGTAGTTACTAATGGATCGCCTTGAGATATTGTTGCACTTAAACCAGTTAATCCCATTACATCCGCTGGAGATATAGATCCAACACTGGATGTAGCTGATTGACCAGTAACACCCATTACGTCTGCAGGATCTAATGAACCTTCGGAAGCTGTTACCGATTGACCTGTTAAACTAAATGAAACACTACCAATTATTGTGGGATCACCTAAACTTGTTGTTGCTTCTTGTCCTGTTATTCCTACGACATCAGCAGGACTTATTGATCCAACAGAAGACGTAATTTCAATACCTGTTAATTCTGCGACAGCATCATTTGCTTGACCCCAAGCTTCTTCGCCCCAACTTTCTCTTCCCCAGCCTACTTCATTATAAGCTTCTAAGGTTCCAACATTCGTTGATAAAGATAAACCTGTTAGTTCTACAGAATTATCTGTGACTTCGCCCCACTCACCAGCACTCCAAGTTTTACCTCCCCACCCTTGTTCAGGAAAAGCTGTTACAGTGCCAATATCTGATGATAGAGAAAAACCAGAAACTTCAACTGTTAATAAATCAGATTGCCAGGAGTTGTCTCCCCAAGAATTTGTTCCCCAGGTAGAAGCCATAGGTTAGGCTCCTTACGCTATTCTGATGATCGCGTTTGATGCGTCTGCTGTTGGAAACTGAATTGTGAAAGTTCCACTTGTTACAGTTTTGTCTGCACCAAAATCGATTGCACAAACCGCTGGATCACCTGATGCATCTTCGTTAAAAATTAAACATCCTCTTGCTGTGAAAGAAGCAGATGTAAAACTTGTATCAGCGAAATCACAAACTGCTGTGTCTGTAGATAAAGCAGGAGTAACACTTGTAAGCGCATTTCCTTTAGTAGTGTAACCATTTCCGTTTGCTACTTCATTAGACGAAGTATATGCAGTCGTAGATTTATTTAACGTTGCAGAACTTGTGTACAATGCTAATTTAAAAGTGTCTCCACTTGATGCTGTGAAATTGTGAACTGCTTTTAAAATTTCAGTTTTGAAACTATTACATATTGCTGATGTTATTGCCATAATAAAACTCCTTAAGGTGTCGTTGATGGTATTGTTATTCTAACAGCCCCATCAGTGTAGTCATCTCGTCTTCTTCTTCCGATTTGTTCTACACCAAATTTATCTACTTCCTGTTTATACTTATTTTCGTAAAGTGTCAACATATCTGCTGGACCTTTTAAGAAAGCATATGTCTCTGCCAAACAGCAATATAATAGGCCATTTGGAAAATTCATACTAATATAACTAGTGTTATCACCCTCTAATAACGCTGGAGCAGCATTAAAATGCACCCTAAATTTGTAAGTCGTATCAGGGACTGGGGCAAACATCATTCTTCCAGAAGTGGTATCAGACTCTCCTGTGGCACCACCAAACATAGCATAATATTTAGGTTGACCTCTTTTTGCAGATTCTGTTGATGAAATATATTCTTGTAAATAAGTAACATCTTTTTTCTGTAAAAATACATTAGCTCCAGTGGTAGCTGAAGTTGAATCATAAACTTGTACTGCTCTAATAAAAACTGCTCCTGCTGGGGCGTTAATTGTTTCTTGACCTGTAACTAAATTACCAGTTTGTTGCTTTCTATCAGCATCAATTGGCACGTCTCTAAATATTCTATACTGTGCATTTAAAATAATGTTTTCTAAAACAGAATCAGATAACACATTAGAATCAACTTCTGTGTAACTTCTTATTTGTGTTTTTAATCCTGATGCGCTTAATCCTGCCATTATGGTGTCAATGTTACCGGCCCTGCCGTTACAAACATTCCTCCTGATTTTTCCGTTACAGTAGGAGTTGACCCTAATGTAAACGTATAATTATTTGTTCCTGTTACTGTTATACTAAATCCTGAAGCATTTTCAAATACTGTAAAAGCTACTCCTCCTGGAGATCCATCTACATTTCTAAAAACAACAGTGTTTCCAGTTGTTCTGCCATGGCTTGGTTCTGTAACCGTAATTGTTTGACTGCCTGATGTAATATTAAATGGATTGCCAGGTAATAAGTTTTCTGTGGCTGGTTCTGTTCTGTCAGGTTTTGCCATTGGCAAACCTTGTGGATCTGCTCCGTGTGCTTTAGGCTCTAATTGTGGTTGCTTTGGTTCAAACTCAGAAATATGCACTTTAGAACCATTCCATTCTGTAACCATTTCTTTATATGGAAATTCCATTCCTGATCTATCAGATATGAATTTAGCGAATTTACCTTTTGCAAAATTAGACATTTGGATAATAAGTTTTTGGGGTTATGAACGAACTTGATGATGAGCCATCCTCCGCTAAAGCTCTTTGTAATTCATCTTCGTAATATAATTTCATTTGTTGAGATAATTCTGGTTTAAATTTTTGTGCTAGATAAAAAGCCAAACCAGATACCATACAAGGAACAAATCTATATGGGACATCTGTCGCGTTAGTATAATCGCCAACATCTTGTATTCTTTTTACAAAATAATAATTAATTGTATTACCAGCCTCTGATGAGCCTGGTGTTAAGTATAAAGTAATTGTAACTTTATCAATAAATCTTTGAACGTAGTATTGTGATGGTTGACCTGTTGACGTCTTATTAGAAAGAGCTTGATATGTAGATCTATTTATTTTTGTAAGAGGTGAATCAACACTTGAAGAATTTCTATAAACTGCTTCTAAAATATCATCCACACCATAGATAGCTGTAGCATCAGACGTGCCATCACCTGTTGATCTAAACATCGTGTATACTGCTTGACCATTTACTAATGTAATTGAGTTATTTCCAATCTGCCAATAGTGTAGACCTCTATTACCCCATTCCTGAAATAATATATTAAGAGATCTTCTTGCTTGGCGCATCTGATTACCAGATACACTTTGAAGACCTATTCTTTCATAAGACTCTTCTATAATCTCATCTATAGAAAAATTCTTATCAAATACTGTCGTTCCAGATGTAGTATTAGCCATTTAACCTCCTAGCCGGCAGTTAGATTAGGGCCTGAAAACTTATCTGTTAATAAAGTATAAGCAGCAACATTTGTTTTAGTTTTACAAAAAATTCCTTTTGGAAATAATATTCCATCTTCAGGGAATGAAAAGTTAATTACATCTCCTGTAGGAACGTCTCCAACAAACAATGTAGTTCCTGAATTTGAAGTTGTTGTAAGTTCTAAAACACCAGCTCCACCACCATCAGAGGCTATGATTAAACCTCTTAATCTGATTGGTTGAGCGATGATTGCAGTAGCTCCAGCTGCTGCAGCTGATCTTGTTGCTTGTATATCACCTTTACTTGCCATATTTAATCTCCTTAAAATTTATGTGGGCCCGAAGGCCCACACTAATTATTTATTAACTAACTGCCGCGCTAAACGGTGTTGACGGTGTACCAGTACAACCAGACTCTACATCAACTTTCCATTGAGTAGAACTAATTGCAGTACATGTAATTTTTGAAAAAGTTACACCACCTGTTGTACTACCGTTTAAAGTAATAGTGTCAGATGCTGCTACAGTTTCAAAACCAACCGTGTTGTCAGAAGAGTCATCAATAAATTTAGCTCCTCCAACCATAACATCGTTAGCATTAGCAACTTGCACGATTAAGCTTCCAGTCTTAGTAATAGATGCAAAAATTTCAAAAGTTGCACCGATGTTACTTAAGTTGTTTGGATCTGCACCTGGTCCTGCAACTGCAGAATCAGAGTTAGCATTAATCGCTGGCAGTGTGTAAGTCACCGCTCCAGCAGCATTATTGTGTACAATTCTTCCCGCATGAGAAGCAACTGTTAATGATGTGCTAGAATCAGCGTCTACGACATTAGCTGGACCTGTAGTAATGAATCCACTTTTGGATGTTACTGGTCCTTGAAATGTAGTGTTTGCCATGTTTTTATCCTCCTAGTTTTCCGAACGCAGTCTCTAGGCCGTCGACTATACGCGTCTACGTTCTAATTAATTGTATAGTAATAATTTTATATATTATATTTATCAGAAGTGCAAGAGAGCCTTACAAGAAAGTGCGATTTCAGCGATGTAGCGTTTTTTGTGTTACGTAGCTACAGAAACGTCAGGTGCAGCGTCTTCTATCTTATTAGTCTGTTGA